TGGCACGTCTGCTTTTTGTGCTATTTTTAATATTTTCCTTGATAATCTAAATGGTGTAAAAAAGTTGCTATCGGTGATGACTTTGGTTTTACCCATGACCCGAGCGCAGGAATATTATGTGGTATCATTGATAATGACTTGTATCTTGATGAAATATTCTATCGTACAGGTATGTTGTCATCTGACATTGTAAAGGAACTCAAACGCTTTGGCGGATTAAAGGTGTTCTCAGAGAGTGCAGACCCTCGCCTGATACAAGAGATACATAACGCAGGTATAAAGATTTACCCCGTAGATAAGAGTGGCAACTCTATCATAGCAGGAATAGACAAAATGCTATCCTTTGACCATATCTTTGTTACAGAGAGGTCGTATAACCTCCGTACAGAGTTCAGAAAGTATGTATGGGACACGGATAAGGACGGCAACTATATCAACCAACCAATAGACAAATATAACCACGGCATAGATGCGGTTCGCTATTATGTCCTTGGGCAACTATTAGGAAAGATTTTGAAACCAAAGGGCGATATGGCAGCAGCCTTTGCCCTATAAATAGGATAACAATATGATAAAGACATTAGATGACATCCTTGCACTTGAGGATATTGATAAGAAGATTAGCTATCTCAAGAAAGGCAGGCGCAATCCTCTCCCCGACACATCAGCAAATCTTGCTGATTGGGACATGAAGAAACACGACATCATGAACCCCAACCTTTACAAGAAGATTAAAGTCCTTGTAAAGATGGCAGAGGATAAGTTTGACCCCGAGAGCGGAAAAACAATGCACATACCTGCACAATATGAGATGAAAGAGCCTAACCGCATTGCACTTCCTATTGAGCAGGATATAGTAAACATTCATACCGCCTTTTGTGTAGGTACAGAACCCACGCTTGACTGCAATCCCGAAGATGACGGAGAAAAGAATGTATTTGAAACCATCAAGCAGGTATTCAAGAAGAATAAACTGAAATTTCAAAACCGCAAGTTAGTCCGTTCGTGGCTATCAGAACAGGAAGTAGCGGAGTATTGGTACGTTGTCAAGGATGATGGCTTTTGGGCGCAACTAAAACGCAGAATTGCGTCCATCTTTGGAAAGAAAGTTCCCGAATATCAGTTAAGGTCGCAAATATGGTCGCCTTTCCGTGGGGATATATTGTATCCTTTCTTTGATGATAACGGCAATATGATAGCTTTCTCCCGTGAATACAAGAAGAAAGACTTAGACGGCAACGAGCACACCGTATTCATGACTATTACCGCAGATAAGGTGTATCAGTGGGAACTTGATAAGACATGGTCGGAGAATGTAGAGCGTACATTTGCACATCAGTTCCAGAAACTCCCTGTCATGTACGCTTTTCGTCCCGAGCCGTTATGCGCAAAGGTTAAGCAGTTACGTGTCCGATTAGAGAAGTGTTTGAGTGGCTATGCTGATTGCATTGATAATCATTTCTTTCCTCTCCTTATGCTCTTTGGAGAGTTACAACCCGACAACTTGAGCGGTGATGCAAGAAACAGAATGATGCAGCTGACGGGGGATGGTGCAAATGCGCAATACCTTACATGGAATCAATCCTCCGACCCGATCAAAGTAGAGATTGAAACATACTTTAATCAGATTTACGGAATGACAAATACCCCTCGTATATCATTCGACCAACTCAAAGGGACTGGCAATGCTCTTAGTGGTACGGCTTTTCGATACGTCTTTATGGCTGCTCACATGGCAGTACAGAACCACGCAGAGGAATTGGGAGAGTTTTTTCAACGAAGAGTTAATTTCCTCACATCTGCTATTGGTACGCTGAACACATCACTCGAAGCTGCAAGTAAGACTGTAAACATCGAAACGGAGATTGTTCCTTTCATGATTGATAGCGAAAGAGATAAGGTTGACACGGCAGCAGCTGCCGTCAGTGGTGGCGTGTGGTCAACAGAACATGGCGTTGCCTATTGTTCCAACTATGGCGAGTTGCAAGACGAATTGCAACAAATCAAAGAAGATAAAAAGGAAACTCAGCCAACAACACAAACAAAAGAATAGCTTCATTATATAACTGTTTATGCATTATTTCAGCCGTCTGTACGTGAGTATAGGCGGCTTTTTATTACAACCGTCTTATTGTCATTTCTCAGCCACTGAAAAATACAAATCCCCTTTTTATAATGTGTAAATTTGAAAAGATTTATTCAAGTTAACACTTTATAAAGTATGAACATTTACGAACAAATTTTGGCAGGACTCAGAACCAAATTCCAAGGGGCTGATGATGCCACCCTTCAGCGTATGGCAAGCAAGAAAGCTGAAGGAGTAACGGACGAGAGCAAGGTAAACTCTATCGTTGAGGGTATCTCCTTTCAAGACGTACTAACAAGCTATGGCGACTATCGGGCTGATGGTGCGCAGAAAACCGCAGTTTCAAACTACGAGAAGAAGCACAACATCAAGGACGGAAAGCCAATCGAGGAACCAAAGCCACAAGACCCACTACCAACACCAACTCCACAATCAAATCCAACGGAACAAGTGCCAGCGTGGGCGCAAAGTCTTATTGACTCTAACAAGACTTTGAGCGAGAAGTTAGCTGCAATGGACGCAAAGACAAAGGCGGACGAACGCAACCAACAAATTGCAGCAGTGGCAAAGTCATTCGGTATCCCTGAATATGTCTATAAAGGAAAGCAAATCGCTGATGATGTAGACCTTAATCAGTACTTCACCGATGTGAAGCAAGAGATGCAGAATGGTGGTTTTCAGTTCGCAAAGTCTCCCGAAGAGGGAAACAACGAACACAAAGACGATATGGATAGTCTTTTGGATGGCGTCAATAAGCGAACCGAGGCTATCAAAACAGAAAACGAAAAAAAGTAAATCATTATGGCAGCAGGAATTAAGTTTGAATCCACGCCTCCTATCGAAAGGGAGGTTTGTGACGAGAAATCTCTATATCGCCTCACAGATGGTGGTATGGACTTAGACATGAGTAATCTCCCTAATAAGGGATGGTTGCCCGAACTTACGCCTATCTATCGTGATAAGGTAGAGCGCAAGGCAGTAGTGTGCATTCGTGTCAAGGTAGTAGAAAAGGCTACCACGGGAGCAACGTCTATCAAGATTGCTAAATGTCCTTTTGCGGACTTCATCAATGTGGGCACGTTACTCTCTGACGGGACAAATGTCATCACTGTAAAATCGGTGGACACTTCCAACGAGGATTACGACACAATCACCACTACAGAAGCGACAAAGGCTAATTTGGAAGTTGGCAAGGTGCTTCCCGAGGCAAAGAGTGCATCTGACGCTAAGGCTAAGAATATTGCAAACTTCGCTTCATTCGGTTGGCGTAACTTGGCAAAAGAGAATACCGTTGCATTGGTTGGTCGTGCATTTTCAATTGTTGAGGACAACCTTTACATTCCTTTCACAGAGGAAGATAAGGCGGCTCTCACTGGACGTTTTATGTTTATCTAAAAAAAAGAGGAATATATGTTATTAACAATAGATTCATTACTGAATAGCCCTAAGTTCCTCAAAGCGGTGATAGACCGTTCTATTGTTACTATGGGCGAACTTGACAAGGTATTTTGGAAAGACTACCTTGTTTATGAGAGAACTAATCCCGATGGTTCTTTCAAGACTTATATGGGTACGCAGGTGGGTGTCATCGCAGGTACAGTTATTGACAGATATGCAGGAAAGCCTGTCAGAAAACGCCATGCTCTCACACGTGGTTTTGGTGAGGTGGCTTGCTTAGGTGACGCTTACCAAATGGACAATACTCGCCTTGAACGCCTTACATGGCTTATAGAGGAGTATAACACATTGACCATTCAGTCAAGCAACACCGATGCCGTATCTGCTAAGATGGACGAGATTGTGAACTTCTTGGTTGATGACGTACGTCAATGTATGCTTGCACCTATGAAACGTCTTGATATTATGTTGGGTGATTTGCGCTTCAATGGCTCTACCAAGGTAAATGGAAAGGCGAACAAGCAGGGCGTATCTGTGGATACGGTAAAATTGCCTATCTACACAAAGGCAGCCGCTTCTGCCGACAAGGATAACATCCTTTCTTGGCTTGAAACGGAGTTCGTGGATAAGGTACGTTCAAAGGGTATGCTTTTCGCAACAGCCGAGATGAATCGCCACACATTTAATAATCGTATCGCTTCGTCTAAGGAGTTCCAA